GTTGGGTCTGTGTTGTGTTGCTACTCACATGTCCCAAGTGGTCAATACTTCAGCTCATTTCACATCCATGTGCACCAGCGCATCGATTGTATCACCGGACATCTTAGGGGCGATGTACTTTGAATTCCCTTTCTTGTTAACGACTTTGCCGTCCTTCCCGACATAAGTCCATCCCTCACAGTAGTCAAGACAACTCTGAGAGACTCGCTCATAAGTTTCGAAAAGGTCGTTATATGTAATGCCGTAGACTTCATCAAGATAGGAAGAAAAATCGGTGATTGAATGCTCTCGTGTACCAGTAACGATCTCATGGACGTTATCCCTTCCCCCCATCTCCTTGATTTTTGAGGTTCGAACATCAAGATAAGGGTTATCAGAAAGTCTAGCACTAGTTGCGAGCAGAAGATCTTTTATACCAGGCACGTGTCGATGTTCATAAGCGGCAGACAAATATTTGCCGCTCATGTAATCTCGATCGTTAACTTGACTGTTCCGATTAGGCCTCAAGTTAATCTTTGCCAACACGCGCCCGAATTGTGGGACGGGACGACACCCTATGGTGCCGCGGATGTACCGCTTCCGATAGAAAGTGGCATAATGACGGTCAGTCTGAGGGACGACTTCGGCGACCATTCCAGTGTCATCGAAGACTCTCTCTATCTCAGCCTTGAGCTTTGACTCGTCACCCACGACAAATCCCAGGTAATCGTCCCCACCGTGGACGTTTGTGGAGTCCTTGATAGAGGCGCACTCCAGCGCAGCCTGCATCAATGCCATATGCGTGTACGAATTTCCGGTGGTCGTTGTTGTCTCACCAGACCAACGCTGACCCACGATTGGGGCACAGATCCCATACCGGGTCCACACTCGTACCTTTGTCGTACGCGCAAACTCCCTTACGAACCACTCCGGGGCTCCCAATTTCAGATAGAACATCGCCTCATACTTGCGAAGTTCTTTCGGTTGGCTTCCGTCGTTGTTCTTTGCGTCGCTCTCGATAGGATTCCCTTTGGCCTGTTCCATGATCTCACCCAATTCCTCCCCACGCATGCCGCACGCGTATAGTGCGATATTGCCTGTATTTTTGGGGTTAGACATTGAGAAGACCTTTTTCATCCTGTTGTTCAGCTCCATAACAACAGGACCAGTTAACGCATTGTACATGTCAGTTCCTTGGTAGACAATGCGCGGCTGTGCCTTATGGTCCTTCAAGAGCACTTCCTGTTTCGCGAACACATGTTTTGTATCCATCTCACTATTCCACTGCGCTTGATCCAACGCCTCCAAGAGTCTCTTCGCCTTACCGGGCTCACATGTGGCAAAATACTCATCCATGAGAGTTTTGTCCACGCGAATTGTCTCCAACTTATCGAACTTTGCCATAAGTATGGCATGGCCCTGCTTGAAGGAGTCAATAGTCTTTAGAGAAGGTTTGTAGTCACACCTTTTCTTCATTGCATGTGTAGTCGCGGCAGCCGTATTGCTCGGGACAGTGAGCGGAACGCCAGCCAATATCGCGCCTTTAGCGACCCCGACTCCTGTCTCTGGGTCGTCATTTTTGACACGGCAAACATTGACATTCGCTTTGATGTTCTCGAATTTAACCTCATGATCATAGGTAGTGAAAGTATTGGACTCCAGCCCATCTTCCTTGACCACTTGGCGAGCTCCAGCTCTTTGCTTTCGCTTTTTGTCGACATCGACGGGAGGTAGACCTCCAAATTGAATTTTGGTTTTGTATTGCATTCTGACG